TAGTGCGGAAAAAGCCCGTAAACTAGCGATAGAGTTTGGGGCAATAGAATCTATGGTTGCATCAGAAGTAGGGCCTACAAAGCAACTTACGGCGCAAGGAAAGTCATTTATGAAAGAAGTCATAGGTGTTCTTAAGTCTGATAAACCAAACTATCGTAAAGAAGTTTTAGATATTGCTAGAAAATACAATATGATGGATGTTGTATCTGGGTCTGGAGCATGGCTTCTTAGTTCGGTAGAAATGAGATTAAGAACAAAATCATTCTGGGCTCATTATATACAAGCAAGAGAAAGTATGATGGTAAACTCAGGTGCTTTTAGATGGGATGATCCAATACTAATACAACAAGCATTAAAAGGTGTTTGGGGTACTCAGTTCCTATATAATGCAGCTAATAGACCCGCTATTGCACGAACAAACCTAGGTAGAGTATGGTCTCGTTTTCAATTATGGAGTTGGAATTCTGTGCGATTTAGAAGGGATATTGTAGCAGAAGCAAGGCGTTCTGGATTTCAAGAAGGAACTCAAGAGTATGCACGATTTATAAGAATGGCCCAGGCTGATGCTTTAATGTTTGCTTTAGCTACATTAATGCCTTTAAGTATGTTTGAAAGTATAGTTCCTGCTCCTTGGAATTACTTATTAGATTTTAGTGATTACTTTTTTGGAGATGAAAAAGAAAGAGATAGAGCTTTTTTTGGTACACTTCCTTATCCTTTTAATCCATTACAAGCAATTCTCCCACCTTCTACAAGAGTTCTTACTACTCCACTTACTGTGCCTATTGAAATGGCAATAGCGATGATTAGTGATAAAGATATGTTAGACGCTCTTGATTATAGAGTTATGAGTTTATTACCCTATGGAATGCTTGCTCGCAATATTATACGATCTATAGATACCCCAGCAATGGCACCTCAGTATTTAACAGGTATTCATCTTCATTCTATGACAAGGCTTGTTAATAATATGGAAGATAGTTCTACTCTTAAATCTTTAGGTTTATACGAAGCAAGAAGCAGGTTTATTGATGAAGAAATAAATGAGTTAATTAATTACTACGATAAAAAATGAAACTTCATATCGAAGAGCTAAGCGAAAATGTGCATCTCTTTGAATATCAAAATGCTAGATCTACTGAGTTAGTATCAACTTTATTTTGTTCTGATATACACCTTGATTCTATAGGTTGTAAAAGAAACATATTAAAAAAACATTTTGATGAGATTAAAGATGCAAATGGATTAATCTTTATATTTGGAGATTTACTAGATGTAATGGGGTCTTATAATGACCGCAGATTACAACGTGAAGATATAGACCCTCAGTTTATCCAGCATGGCCGTACCTATCTTGATTTGGTAGCAGAGTATACTATAAACTTTTTAAAGCCTTACGCAAAGAATATAGCCCTTATATCATATGGTAATCATGAAAAGACTATAAACAAGTTTCATAATCATGATATTTTACGCTCTATAGTATGGGCATTAAATTTAGAGCAAGGAGTAAACATTCAATTAGGTGGATATTCTGGATGGATATTTTTTAGAATGAGAAACAAAAGAACATCTCAAATATGTAAAATACATTATCATCATGGATTTGGTGGTAATGCCAAACGTTCTAAAGGTATGTTAGATGTTCAGATTGAAGCTATGAAATACCCAGATGCTAATATTTTAGTTCGTGGACACACACATCAAAAATGGTACGATCCTTCAACAGCTAGAATGCGAGTTACACCAAATGGAAGAATCTACAAAGACAAAGTAAAATACATTCAATCTGGTAGTTATGTAGATGGTATTGCAGAAGGCAAAGCAGGATGGGCAGTTGAGAAAAACTTTAATCCTACTGACATTGGTGGATGGTTCGTTGATTTTAAATTAAAAAAATCTAATTCAGAGCAAACTATTATAACTCAAATAATAGAAACTCCTGTTGAATTTTTTTAATCATTGTCTAAAGTAGACTTACCAAAGTAATAACCTGTTACAGTAGTAAAAGCTGTAAAGATTGCACCAAATGCTACGTTTACTAATGTTTGTGAGTTGCCTCCTATATCATCAGTAAATATAAGAATACCAACTAAACCAAAAGCTCCTGCAATAATTGAAGCCGCTAATATAGTATTCATATTTCGAGTAAAAGCATTTTTAGAATTTTGTCTTTTAAACTCAGCATTACGAGCATTTTGAGCATCTTGTATTTCCATCTGAAACTCATTTAAATCATGTTGCATTTGACTTAAAATAATTTCTTTATCATCATCAGACAACTCAGTAGAAAGACCTACTTCTTTCTTAAATAATTCTAATATTTGGTCACTTCTACCACCAGTTGCTATACTAGCTACCACGGTAGCTGCTTTTGCACCTAACTTCGGCGCTTTTTTAGTTAGTAAATCTACAAAACCTAGATTAGCTAATTTTTTTTTCATTTTATGAACTCCGCAATAGCATTGACTAAAGCACTAGAACCAAGTCCTGCACCAGTAGCCCAAGCTATTATTTTTTGTTTAAATTTAACAAGTTCAGCTATTTGTTGTTCATTTTGAGTGACTTTTTTTACAAGTCCCTCTTGTCCAAACTCATTACCAATTAAAGCCTCCTTTATTTCTTGAACGTCTTTTGCCAGTACCTCAATCATAGCTTCTAATTTATTGATATCAAATTTTACTTGTTTTAATTCTTGGTCCATAATCTTTTATTTTATTTAATATAACCAAAGGACATTTTGCGATTTATCTTTATCAATGTCAACATGTATAAATGCATCATGTATACCTATTCTGTTAAATCCAGACTCAACTAATGCTAATAATATTTTAAATCTATTAACAGAGTCTGTTGCAGATATATCAACAGCAAGACCTTTTACATGAGAAGATTTACCATCTCTTCCTTGATTTAACTCATGCGTATAAGATCTATAAGCAGAATTAATTTTAAAAGGAACACCAGCAATCTCTCTAGCTGAATCTAGCATAGATAATAAATCCCCATTTACATCAGTAATATCACATGATGGACTACAGGAATCAAAATCTGTTTGATTAAAGTATTTTAATGGCATAATTATCCGACTTGATTTTATAAATATAAATTAAAAAAATAATAAAAAAAAAGCACCAACCATTATGGTCAGTGCTTATTATTTATATAGAGTGTAATCTTATTACTACACTTGGTTTTTCTGAATATGTCTTTACTATATTTAATCCTATTATTTGAGCATCATCAAAGTAAACAACATTGTTCATTGCGTCTAAATAATACTTAGCTATATTATCTATATCAGGCTTCTTAGGTCTATATTTATTATTTATTAGTTTTCTTTGAAGCTTAGAATAAGAGCTTGGTATTTTAAAACTAGCTTGTATAACTACCAACAAGGGCCTATCTGTTTTTTCAAACGAATAATTTTCTGTTATATATTTAGCTAATTCTTTTTTGTCATTAGACTTTGGATCATATGTCCTTACTACTTTACCACGAACAGTATGTCTATGGCGTGGTTGAGATTGAGGATTCCCTGGTATTTTTATCTTGAGAAACAAACTCATTTTCTTATACTCAAGCTTGTTACCTCATGGGTAGAATAACCCTCTGGAACTGATCCTCCATTTTTTATGTGATCTTTAATCACTTTTTTATTAGGAGATATTTTTACTGTCATTTCTAATTTATTCTGTTTAGAAAATTCAATAAGTGTTTCATCATCTGGGTAAACTTCTTTAGTTCTTTTAGTAAAGTAAGCTGTACCAGCTTGCGTAGGTATCTTAGAATTATCTGATGATAGCATAAATTCACTTATTCTATCTTTCAATATATCTATAGTACGTTCTGTTGATTCTATTTTATTGTTATAAAACTCAATAGAATTTTTTTTTAGGTCTTTTAAGTTACCAATGTCATTTACTAATTTATTTATAGCAAACAAATATCCCTCAACCTGCCCTGTGCTCGAAATAATTGTATTGTTTTGTATATCACTACTAAACAAATTGTTTAATTCTTCTGCACTAAGGCTGGATAAAGGAGTTACCTTGGTCTCATGCAATCCTTGTTCAACTTCGTTGGAATCTAAAAACATTGTAGTCAAATTTTAAGTTTATAATTAATTGTCCTTCATCTCTATTCTTTAGTGAACGTAGACGTTTATCCGTATCTGCTCCTTCTAGTGCAAATACATGATCCATTTTAGTTACATTAGCTCTGTTACCAGACAAATCATTTAAATCAATTGGATTAGTAGGAACATCTCTTTTCTTTAAATGATGTATTAATATTATTTGTATGTCTTTGTTTTGAGCTAATTCTCTAAATGCTTCTACTATTAATCCTAGTTTAACAAACTCATTATTACCTGCTTTTTCTGCTCGTACTCCATCTGAAGTATCAACAACCACAAAACGATAATCTTTTTGAGAAACTAATCTAGATAATGTAGATATATCTGGTGACTGAGAAAGTATATCAATAAAGTCTAAATGTTCATTTAATATTTGACCTTCTCTTACCATTTCTATTATTTCTTCTTTTGATTTATTCATAGTGTTTTGAAGAAATCTTCTGTATAAAAGAGATTCATGCATCTCTAAATTTAAATACAGTGTTTTCTGTTTTATCCTACATAATAAATCTTGTACAAAAGCACTTTTACCAGCACCTGTATCTCCTGTTACAACCATTATTTCTCCAGGTACAAACTTGTATGTACCATCAATGCCATAAAGGTTTAGTATATTTATGCCTTGATAGTCTACTTTTTCTATGTAGTTCAATAAGTTTTGTGACATTGTATCAGCGTTATTTACTTCTAATACAAAGTCTTTGTTCTTATAGAATATACATTTAGAGTCACAATACTCAGACATAACTTCATCTTTACATCCGTAACTGTATTGCTTGTCGTAAACATTTTCTACTAATTTAGTAAACTCAGCAGCTTCTTTTGTATTATCTGGTATATCTAACCATTTTAATAACATTACTCTTGATAGTGAAGCAAGTATACCATGTCTTCTCCAAGAACTTATTAATCGTAAAGCGTCTTTATGACGACGGCCCCCCAAAGGGCCTCGTAATGCTAATTTTTGCATACAAGTAACAACTGATGATGGATTATCATAGTCATTCATTTGATGCCAGTTAGTTTTTATTTCTCCAGTAATTACTTCATCAGCTAATACACCATTATCTTTATCATTAAATGGATATAATATTCTTTGAGATATAAAATCATCACCTGCCAACTGCGCTATTGCATCCTCAGGATCAGACATTTTATTTAACTCAGATAGTTTTTCGTGAGATATAGGCACTTTATGTAAACCAGATTTATGGAGGCTATACGGCGCTCTAATTAATCCAGTAGAAGAAGTAGGCGCTGTATCAACAAATTTATTCCATCTAATAAAAAATGATTTAAATGTAGCTGAAACATCTTCTTGTAAATGATCAGATGCTTCAAATGAAAACACATTAGGCATGTGTATGTGATAACCTTTACCTCCAGAAAACCATACTTGTATATTATTTTCTTCTATCTCATGATATAAAGTTAGGTATTCAACAATCTCATACGCTACATTAGTTACAGTTTTTAAATCAGATGACTCTCCATCTATATCTACTATTGTTTTATGATGATATCTTGTGCCTCTAAAACCAGCAACAGAACTCATCTGTTTTACATGGTCTAGCATTTTCTTATCATAAGAATAGTACGACATATACATTACCTTATTTATATTTGCAGTAACGTATCCGGATAATCTTTCTTCTGGTATAAAGTGACCTCTGTTAAATGTAGAATCCACTACGAATTCTATATAACGTTGGCTCATATTTATTTGTATTGAAAATTAAAACTCCCCTCTAGAATCAACTAAAGGGGAGCATTTGTTTAACCAAAAACAATTAACTTTAACTTAACTTAGAGTACTCTTAGAATAATAAATCATCAGAATTATTGCTAGAAGAAATATTCGGAGTTGCTTGACTAGGTAAAGGATTGTTATCTTTAAATTTAGAAAGATACTCTCTTCCTTCTTGTAGTTTTCTAAAGTCATAATCAGATGCTGATAGTGCTGTATATATTTCATTGTATGCATCTTCTGCATTTACATCATCACTAGCGCCGACTAAATAATTAAAATTAGTGTAAGCTGGTTTGTCACTATTATTTCTTTTGCCGTATACATAAGAAATAAAATAAACAGGCTTACCTATTGACGCTGTTATAACATCATTTGTAAAATGTAATCTGCCTTCTGGGCTTTGTGATATTGCAAGCTGTTCATCAGAAAGGCCATTTAATGCACCTATTCTAGCAAATGTTTGATCTACTTTACCTGCAGATCCCATAGCTGAAAAAGCTCCAGTTTGCTTGTCTCTTATTACACTACCAAATACTAATACTTTATTATCGTATCCGTCTGAATTTATTGTAAATTCAACAAAAGCGTCAGGTACATAATTCTTTTGCCCAAGTACCTCTCCTGTTTTTTGTACGCATCCAGTAATTACACCTTTCTTTGCAAATACTCCTTCTGCAATACTATTATTGTTTGATTTTGTAGGATTTGATTTTCCTGCAATTAACATATTATACCTCAGATATTTATTATTTATTATTTATTGTTTGTAGTGACCACGATTTACCATTACCTGTATCACCAAGTATTAGTATCTTCGGGGCGTTTATTCCGTTTTCTTTATATTTAGATAAAATAATAGAAAGATTTTGATCCATCATTGGTTCTAAATAATCACCTCTATTCTTTGCAAATAAATATCTAGAATCTGCTTTTGTAATCCAGCTATATGTTGCCGTATTATCTCCAGACTTATTTACTTTTGAATAAAGTATTACATCAAAGTATCTACCAATTGAAGTTTTAGTGCTACCCTTTATATCAGGATATTCAATAGGTCTACCAAACTCATCTGGCTCTCTATTTACATGACCAGTAATAATAATAGGAAAGTTACATTTTGATAAAAAATTTATAAACTTTTCCATTCTAGCACCATATATACCCCATCCTTGTTGGTCTAATGATTCTAATTTACTTTTATTATCTCCAGTTCTTTCTCTTACAATCTCGGTACGCTCTTGTGTGCCTAGCATAGTAATTGTGTCGATAATCATCATGTTCACACCAGCCTCTCTTAGTTTATCAGAAAAATCAATAACCTCATCTACAGCATACTCGCCAAGTAGTTCATGTTTTTTTGTTATTGTTCTTTTTACTAAAAGTTTAGATAGTACTTTGTTTATAGACGCAAGTCCACCAACATGAGATATAGGAGGAAGCCCGAAGACTTTTTCTTGTCTTTCAGGTCCTCCTAATGTTGTTAGTGAATGATCTATATCAAATACAATAGCTTTGTATTTTGTATCACTCATAAGTTAATTTTGTTTTTTTTAGGTTTAATATTTATATCTTCACCAGTAATATATTTAAATAAATTATCTACTTTTTTAATAGGTACATTTTTATTAGGTATTTCATTTTCAGAATATAAATGTTCTATTATATTATTAACATTAGATGTATCCGTATATGTTGAATGCGGATCATATCTTTCATTTATTACTAATGTCTGATTATGATATACATCATATATTAAATCAGCATAATTAGGGTCATCCTCTCCATACTTTGTTACCCCTAAAAATGGCTTAGAATATGTCTGATGAAGCATTAATATATATAATTTATAAGGAATCTCCAAAAATCCTATACAGTTTCCATCGTTATCATATATGTATGAATCTGGAGTAAGTATTATATTATAATTAGTATTTTTTACTTCATCTTTCACACAATATAACTGTGTACCTTTCCTGTTTGAAAGCCACATTCTATTTATTACATTAGGTTTAAGATTAGGATGTAATGTGTATGGGAAATAATTATATTTATGAAAGAACATTATTGATAAATAATGAGAAGCTAATATGTTCTCTTGATTATTTTCTATAGTTCTTGATTTAAATATAAGGTCAGGTTTACCTTCTTTATTTATATGTACATTATAAAGAGAACCATTTATTACATCATGAGTTTTAAATGTATCTTTTGCCCAGTTAAAGTACAGTGCCCCAATGGGCACGTACTCTTTTAATCTGTATGGAAATACATTTAATGATTTTAAATCACATATTGAGCCACTTTTCTCTAATAAATTAAATGGAATAAGAGAATAATTACTTCTGTTTTCTAGGTTCATTATATTATTTCTATGTTTAAATCTTGTCCATAGTAACATATGCTATCTGGTACCCTGTTATCAGACAAGTAATTAGTAAGCACATTCATCATGTAACTAGCAGTCATGCTACCAATATGAGATGTCGCTTTGTATGCGCACGGCGCTATACTTGCTTCAGTGTCAGGAAACCAGTTATTCATATAGTTATCTTTTTCTTTGGTTGCAGTAAAAACTTGAGATGCTTCAGCTCCCATTCTCCCGTCAATAAATATTTCACGTTTATCTCCAAGAGCTAGCCAGCTTTTGTATATCTCTTTTCTAGCTTTCATGCTATCAACACAAGAAAATGTTATTGGTAATGCAGGTTGATCACCTGTAAATTCATATGTTATACATGACATTGTATTATTATCAGGGCCAAGCATAATGTCTACTACATTTTTCAAAGACTCTGCTTTGTTTTTATGTAAACTATTCATTGTGCATAATTGTCCACCAATATTATTTATGTCATAATTATCCATATCTTGTATATATGGTGATGCACCAGCTCTGGCCAGGAAATGACCTAACCATGAGCCAATGCCACCAGCACCAATAATTAACACATGAAGATTTTGCATTTGAACAAACCATTCAGCTTTGCTAAATCTAGCTCTACCCTTGGTGCCTTTTAGTACCATAAGAAACCTCCTTGTTCATAAGTAGTATCTACAGTATTAAAACCTTTATAGTATTTAATAACATCATATGGTAGTCCGCAATATGGATCATAATGTATTTCTGATTTTATAGATATATACATCAATAACGAACAGTAAATAAAATTATAAAACTGAGACCTTAGAGCTTCGTCTTGCTCTAATGAATCATGTATTACATTCCATGCATTTACAAAAGATTCAATAACAACCCTTTCAGAATACTCTTGATATAGATTTACTAAATTTTTAGCATTATCAAATAGTTCTTCTGGTTTTATTTTGTCATTAAATTTATTTGTTCTATACATAGTTTTAAAACTAGATATATAGTTTTTTACGGCGCCTTCTTTTATACCATGTCCGTGCTTGGCTCCAAAAGAATTAAATGTGCAAACAAGTATTTCTTTTGTACATCTAGATATAGCTTCTTCTTCTACTATACTTATTTCAAAATGATTATTTGTTTTTAAGTAATCATTGTACATAGCATGAACTACATCTACATCATAATCACTACCTAACAAGCTTTCATGATATTGTTTTAGTTCTATATCTTCAAAGAATGTAGATGGTTCAAATGATTCGATATCGCTAACCCAAGAGTTGCTATAATCATATGATGTATAATAATTGTTTTTGTTTTTTGTATATCCCATTCGTTTCATAGCGTTAGATTGTTCTTTCTTGTATGCTTCATCTAGTTCTTTAACTCTTTCTAGTATCTTGTCTTCTATATTGTAATATCTCATGTATTGAACTTTACAATCTAGATATCCTACAGAATCTTCAACTACATTAAGAGTTCCCTTTTTTGTTGTAATGGCATCAACAGGAAAACTAACTCTAGCTACATAATTTCCATTATTATTAGTTATGATAGATAAAAATAAATCATATGCAGTAGCGCTTTCTACAAGTTGTTTTTCATCTGTGCCAGAAAAGAATGTATCCATATCATTATGTGAATGAATAAATCCTTGACGCATATCGTCTAGCTCTGGTCTTGCTTGGATGTAATGTTCTACTTCTCCATAGTTTTCTATTTCAGTAGAAGATTGATCTCCGATATGCATTGGATACATAGCATGTACATGTATTTTGTACTCATCAGGATTATCGATATATCCTTCTTCAGTATAAAATAAAATGCCACACCATTCTACTTCACTATATTTATTACACAAGTATCGGTCTACTTCATGTACTTGCTCCCCAATCAAAACTTGAGGTGTACCTTTGTATTTCGTTAATGGTCGAGTTGTTTCTTGATTGTAAGTAAATACAGTTAATGATTGTTTCTTTGATTTTGTTTTCTTGTTCATATAAGTATATGTTCTCAGTGTAGTCGTTTATATAAAAATTATTTGTTTCCAGATCATCTAAGTCTGGTACTTCTCCACTATAAAACCTTCCATTTATATAAAATGAAGTACGTTCTAGTGAAGACACTATATCGTCTATACTATTATCTGATTTTTCATCGGTTATTAAATGATTAAAAAGCTCACCGAGCTCTTCACGTTTAAATATTTCATTATCAGTTCTTCTAGTACGGAAATAACAAAAATCAGTACTTAACACAGGATCTATTTCTACCTTATCGTATTCATCATGTATTATTTCTAGATCATCAATAAGATTTACATAAGTATATGTACTCCCATCCTTATTGCTTTCCCAAAGATCATACATGTAATAACAAAAAAATAAAAATTTAGAGTAATATTTTTCTTTTTCTGAGATTAAACCACTTCGTAAAGAAGTATTATAAATATTAATATCTGAATCATATTCAGATAGACTTCTATGAAAAGGATAAACTGATATTAAAGGATTAATAAATTCTGAGTAGATATAATCTATAATGTTATTTCTTTTATCTGTCAATATATCTCTTGATACTTCAAAAGATTCTAATAAATATGTAACTGTCTCTGGGCAAAAATTGTAATGAGCATAAGAATGTTCTTCTATATAATCATCAAGCCATTCATGAGTTAAAGAATGATCTTCAGCAACTTCTTGAAAATCATTTTCAGGTATGTCTTCGATTATTTTAGCATTATCGCTCCCATCATATATGTCATTTATTCTTACCCAAGGCCCACCATCTTCATCTTCTATGTGAAACACCTTATTGAATAAGAAAAAGAAATCAAACAATGTGTCTGATATTTTTTCATCATCTGATGTACCCATAAAGTTATAGCATGATAGTTTTAACCATAATGCATTTACTTCTTTGTCACCTAAACATATTTCATTAGAAGAATAATTATTTACATGAGAATGCAAATAACGAGCGGCAACCATCTCTGAAGTAGGGCTAAGATTGTATGCTCTTTTATCTATGAATCTTTGTAAATGTATTTCACCGTTTATATGTTGTATTGACATATTTATTTTAAAAACAAAGTTTTCAATATCTATACAAGTGTCACTGTATTCGGTGTTTTCTACATATAAATCAGGATAAAGAACAGTAAGAACTGCCGTTCTGTTTTCGTTATAATTTATTGACAGATCTATTTCGCAACCTTCTTGCTCAAAAATATTTATTGCTAAATCTTTTACTTTTTGTATTACCATAGTCTTGTATAATTAAACTTTGGTTTATCCTTGTCATTTTCTTTTTGAATAATTTCAAGGCACAAGTCGTATAAATTATCAGGGAGCAATTCTGTTTTATATTCATTATTAGAAAATAAATTGTCTTGCTCCCCTTTAATTTGTTTTAATAGCTTATTAAATACTATGAGCTCGTATTCATTAATAATTTCCAGCACTGATCTTACTCGAAGTTACTGAGATGAATACTTCATTGTTTACCATAGATGATTTCAATTGAGTATCATAATTGATTGTTTTACCAATTAGGTCTCCTCTTCTAAATACAAAGCTAGAATCAGGAGGACATAAATCGTCATAGTTTTGATATTTACTTAGCTCTTCTATAACATCAGAAAGAGTTTCAAATGCACCCTCTACAGTTTGTGATTGATTTTTATTGTTGTTTTTTACGTGTACTATCATAATGTTTGTTCGTTTTTTATTTCTATTATTTCTGTTTCTATACTTAGTTTTCTCATATTATTCATCGCATCATCAAACGATAAATTTTTAATAGTATATAATACTGATCCATCCATAACATGACTCCAAGACCTATGTATATAAGTCATAGGAATCTCTTTATGCTGGTCATACTTAGTGCAATGAAGAAGTATTGAGTCAATGATAGGCTTACCATTTTTATCAATATGCACATACAAATTAAAATCACCTGTATTGCTTATGCCTTTTACAAATTTAAAGTTCTTATGTTCAGACAATTCAATACAAGAATGATTTACAATCCATCTAAAATACTTTATCAATATTCGATAAAATATATTATTTAGGAAGTTCTTCATTGAAAGAATCTTCCATTAATGTTCTAAGGTTTCTTTGTTGATGTTCTATTTGTTCCATTCTTTTAGTTAATTCAAGAAGTAACTCAAGGTTCCCTTCCATATAAGCTGTTTCAAAAGAATTACTTGCAACCATATATGAACGTCTATTCTCTTCATACTTTATTCTTATACTGCTTCTAAAAGATTCAGCTTTATCTTTTAAACCTGTTAGCTTACCATCATCTGAATGATGTGCTTGTAGTGCTTGATAATATTTTGATTTTTCAGTACTAGACATTTTTTCCTTTTGTTTTAATTAATGATGTAATATGATTACATAGATTTTGTGTTTCTCCATTTATTCCAAAATATATAAGCCACTCAATTTCATCGTAAGGGCTATTGGATTCATGAAAAACATACAGTATGTAATCTGTTATTTGTTGTTTTGTTAGAGTTGGCTTTTCCATCTCATTGATTTATATTATAGTTATAAATAAGCATATAGGCTTTCACACCTATATACTTGTATTATGGAATCAATTGCTGTTATCATTTAATTATACTGTTATACAATTGGGGATAGTAATTTCTTAGTACATATTGTATACTCTCCACCTCATTGCTTCTCTTGTTACTTATAAACAGTTCGTTTATATCTTCAGCTACCAATCTAGGAGCTTCCTCATCATAGTATTTATTAGTATTTACATCTGGTCTATTCATATGTTGTGGTATTTATTTATTGGTGTTTTGTAATAACTTAGTATTTCATATTCATGCTGTTTATCTACTATGAACTTGATAAAAACCATAGTCAATAATCCAGCAATTATACTTACAACTAGACCATGTGCACCTTGGTCTGTTATTGCTAGCTTCACAAAGAAAATCATCATAGAAAGAATTGAAATAATCAAAGCACTTAATAGAACTCTGTATACTCTTTCTAGTATTCTTATTCTTCTTTTTATTACGTGTAGTCTTAGACGTTCCTTAGTCATTGTATTTACTCTTTATGTTTGTTGTTCAAAGGATTGATTTTAAATCTCTTAGTCAAAAAAATAAGACAAGTACGATTAGTACTTGACATTTCTTAAAACTAAGATAGGAATACATGCTATTATCTAGCACGTACTCCCTCTTATACATGGATTAACCTAATAGTCTAGCCATGATGTCCTCGTCTGACTCTACCTCGAGTGGTTTCATCAGAATCTGAGCTACATATTGTCTACCATTGCTCGACAACTTTACCTCAGCTTTGCCTGTAAATCCGTGTAAAGGACTAAGGCTCTTGAGCATATCTAAGGCTTTGTGTCCCCCTTCCTCTGAATCAGCTAGACACTGTATCATGCCTGACTTTACATCATGCTCGTCTTCCAAAAGTTTAGCCAATGTAGTATCCTTTGGTATTGGAGCGAAGCCTTTCTCTTCGAAGAACCTACTCCTAACGATATCTATCTGTTGGTCATAGTTACTCCCTGGCTTCTTACTGTTAATCGAAGACTTTCGGGTGTTACTGTTAGTGGTTACGTTTATTGAAAATGAATTTAAATATGACATAGTATTATTACTTAGATTAAGATTAAACACCCGAAAACTCGGGTTATAGCACTATTTTTCAACTAAAAGTCGACCCCATAGTACCATAACGAGCCTGGTGGTATTGTAGTTTATCGTGCAAGCACATTGGATAACAGTTTTTGGATATACACGTATTTTTGTATATATTCAGACCATAGATTTTTAGTTAAGTTTATTCCTCTCATACTTATTTGTATATTTTCATCATTGATACCGTTAGTGACTTGACGGTATCTTTTTTTTTGTATATAATTGTAGAGTTGACACGAGTGAAAACGTTGCCAGGTAATAGTTGAATTAAGCAGATGAGAATCCATAGTATCAAGGCCTCGCAACATGACATAATTGGGGAATCCTACCCAAACCAAACAATTATGATCACCTTATTGGTTGTAGGTTAGACCAACATTACTAATAATTGTCGACTGAGAGGTTATTAAACACCTCTAATGGCTTTTTTATATCTATTTGTTATTAATACTTATTGTATTTAGATTTGTTCAATAGCGTTGGTGCTCTGCCAAGGGGCGCCGCACCTAATTATTAATTAAATAGTATATCATGGATGAAATGAATAAGATTTTTCTTAATTTTATTGAGAAAACTCAAGAAGAAATAAGTTTGTTTGTTAACAATAACAATCATCATGGAGAAAAAATTAAGATAGAAGTATTAAAAGCAGCAAAAATACTGTATAAAGCTTACCAAGAAATAGAATCCAAAAAGAAAAAGTCAACTAAATCTAAGAAAACTACTAAAAAGACTTAGTTTTGGATACAATCAACAGGAAATTTAGAAAAAAAAATATTTCTTGTAATATATATACCCCAGATGAAGTAAAGGAGATGCGCAAACAAGGCATTTCTTTTACTTACTGGCAAGATTCTAGAAAACCTGACCAATGGATCATAGATGATGCTGGATTTGGGTGTAAAACGCTTGATGTTAAGGGCCCCTACGGCCCGAAAGGGAAGCCAAGTACTAGATATTTAGTATATTTTCCATATACAAGAGAATTTAGTCCTACAAAAAAGATTATTGACTATAATAACTACAAAGGATCTAAAGATTATTATGGAAACAAAAAAGAAGACTGGGCAGACAAAGAAAAACGCAAGAAAAGAACTAAAGAGGCCATTGGATTGTATGCTTCTGTAATGCTTGAAAAGGGAAGGGCTACAGAAAGCGACCTTGAGGCAATTGGAAGGATATATAGACCCGATCAACAAAACCCAAAGCTTACATTTAAACGATTACTTAAGAACCATAAAATTAAAATGATGGTAGCAGAAGAACTAAAGAAACTACTTAGTGATTATGGAGTCACGGAAGGCGAGGTTATATCTAATTACAAGAGTATATTAGAGCAAGCCTTTGCTTCTAGACAATATGGGGTGGCAAAAAACGTAAATGATACGTTTGCTAAAATGCTTCACATGGATGGTGGCACTGTTCCTAATAAACCATCTTTAAATGGGGCTGCTGAGGATGATGATCTAATGGCGTTATTGCCTAAAGATATTAATCCTGATGATATAGAAGATTCTGAATATATAATAGATGAACAGGAGTCGTATGAATCAGAGGTTAAAGCAGACTATTGATAATAATAAGTCTTGTTATAGTTGCCATTACTTCTATAAGTCAAATACTCGTTTTGACAATGATTATCAATGCATGGAATCGAATGCAAGAAAAGAATTAAAGAAAAGAGGGTATGACTCTATACCTAGAGTAGTCCTTATTCATGGATGTAGTTTTTATTTACATAAAGATAGCAAGCCAGAAAAAGAAGAAAAAAAAGACATAGATACTAAGCAAATAAACTTTTTTTAATGAGTGCCAGAGAAAAGCTAATGGACCAATTTTCAAAAGATATTTTATTTTTTGGAAAAGTTATACGGCCAAAAATATTTGAAGTAGAATCTCCTGGTTTTCACAAAGAAATAGCTGCCTATCTTAGAAGAGAAAAGTATCAATTTTTAAATATTATAGCGCCGAGAGGTTTTGCAAAAAGTACTGTTGTAGCCTTTATGTATGTATTATGGCATATGTTTGTAGAAGACTATGCTAACAAAAGAAAGCAACAACCTAAAGTAGTTGTATTGGTATCTAAGTCTAGACCCCACTCTATAAACCTTTTATCTACTATAAAGAATGCTTTAGAGCATAGCGTAAACTTTAAACGAATATTTGGTTATTGGGGTGAGCATTCTGCCAAAATATGGCGAGAAGATATGGTAGTATTAAAAAATGGCACTACTATTGTCTGTAGAGGTATGGGTACGCAGATACGTGGTATTAATGTAAACTCTATGAGACCTACATTAGTAGTTCTTGATGATGCAGAAGATGAAGAAAATACTAAAACGGACTTGGCTATAGATAGAAACCGTAGATGGTTTTTACAAGCGCTAGTGCCCATGATAAAAAGAACGCATCCTAGAGGCAGAATAGTAAATATAGGTACACCACAACATCAGTCTTGTTTAGTATTTACGTTAAAGGGTATGCCTAAAATGTGGAAGACCCTTCATTATAGTGCTTTAATAGAAAAAGAAGGTCAAAAACCTGTTTCTATATGGCCACAAATGATGAACGTAAAAGATCTTATGACATTAAAAGAAGAGATGGAAAAGATTGGTAAATCATCTTCTTTTTACAGAGAGTACATGTGTCAGGTAGTGGGGGACAATGATAGCCTTGTTACTTCTGATCAACTTAGATTTTGGGATGGAACAGTAGATAAAACCCCAGGGGGAAGGTGGTTGTTAAACGTAACTCATAGAGGGGCTACTGGAGAAGAAAAACTGCCAAATCCATTATCTGTTCCTGTATTTGTGTTTATGGGAGTAGACCCTGCTTCTACTTTATCCACTAGAAGTGACTTTAGTGTTATATTTGTTATTGGTGTTGACTCTGATAAAAATATTTATTGTTTAGAGTATTTTAGAAAAAGAGTAAAACCAATGCAGCTTACACATTCTATTATAGATATGTTTGAAAAATGGAGGCCAGAAAGAACACGAATAGAAAGTGTTGGTTATCAGGACATGATTAGAGATTATCTTCGCTCCGAATACAAAGAATATATTCCTGGTTTAGAAATAAAACATAATCCTAGAACATCTAAATCGCATCGACTTGAGGGCCTTCAACCTAAGTTTGCTAGAAACAAAGTATTTCTAAAAAACAATATGCATGAATTTTGGGATGAATTAGTATTATATCCTAGAGCGGCGCACGATGACACTCTTGATGGGTTTTATTATGCTCAACTAAAATCTTATGGCCCTACAATTGAGCCTTCTTATGTAGAAAGACAGAATATAGCAGACGAGTTAAGGCACTATGAATTTTATCAAGAGGAAGAAGAGTTAAATAGTGACGATTGGCTTCTTGCGTAATAATAAAAAAATTTTGTAATTTCAAGCATGCATACAGAAAAAATGTCGGGCACCTACGGATACAGCAAAGATCATCCAGAACTTTTTAACGAGGAGCTTTGGAGAGAGTATAGTTCAGCGCAATCAGAGTGGAAAGAGGGCGCGGATGAAAACGAAATGTTTGCAGCTGGAGTTCAGTGGACTCAGAACCAAATAGATTTACTGAAAAAACGGGGTCAAGGCGCTGTGGTTGTAAACGCTATTACGTGGGCTACTGAGCAGTTAAAAGCAATGCTTACTGCCAATAAACCTAGATTTTCTGCGACAGCAAGAGAAGATTCCGATAGAAAAATGGCTGCTGTATTTACTAGTCTTATGTCCTATATGTGGGATATGTCTGATGGTAATGCCGAGTTAAAACAAGCTATACAAGATTATGCTATAATGGGAAGGGGTGTTTTGTATGCTTATGTTAATCCCTATGAAAATAGTGGTAGGGGAGAAGTAAAATTTAAAAGCATTGATCCAAGAGATGTTTATCCAGATCCTAACGCTAAGGATTATCTATGGAGAGATGCTGCACACTGCTTATTGCTTTCTTATAAGACAGAGGATCAGATATTAAATATGTATCCAGATTTTGATCTTACAGGAGCCTTACCTCATGACGAAGAAAGAACTAATGATTCAGAAAGAATACCTCAGCAAAATCAAGTTTTTTCTGGAGATATACAAGATGCTAATGTAAGTATTTATAGAATAATAGATCGGTATAGCAAAGAGCAAGTAGAGGTTCATCATATTATGGACCCATATGCTAATGAAGAGTATGAATACAATAATGAGGAGTACAAAGAATATATAGCTAAGCCAGCAATCAATGTTGCTGGAACTATAATGACTGAAGATTCTGAAGTTAAAAACTTTTTAACAACAGTAAATTCTACTGGGCAACTTGAAATGTTAAGTGAAAATAATTACTTGCATACTCCAGACCCTCAGATGAATCCACAAACAGGAGAAATGGTTGAGATTGATCCTGTTATGTTTACTGTAATGAATATAGAAGACCTGATAGAAAACAAGGCCATTGCTCATAGAAAAATAATGGTAAACAGAATATATCAGTGTATAACAATTGGTGATAAGCATTTATGGAGCGGATATTTGCCAACAGAGCACTATCCTATAATACCGATAAATAATATGTGGAATAGGACCCCTTATCCTACTTCTGATGTTTCTATGGTAAGAAGCTTGCAAGAAATGATAAATAAGCTAAATAGTTTAATTGTCGCAAACGCAGCTTCTTCTACTAATCAAAAAATATTATTACCTAGAGGTGCTCAGGATAAATCTAGAATAGAAGCCGAGCTTAATAAGTCTGGCTCCACTGTTATTGAATATGATGCTGATATAGGAGCTCCTGTTATATTTGGTGCTCAGTCATTTCCAAATGCATTATTTAGTCAAGTACAAATGTATGTTCAGATGATTGAGCGACAATTTGGTATTTACGCTATTATGCAGGGTGACGCATCGGTGGCACCCCAAACATTTAAAGGTACAATAGCTTTAGATGAATTTGGTCAACGAAGAGTAAAAAGTAAAAAAGACGATGTAGAATCTAGTCTTAATCAACTTGCAAAAGTTTTAATTGACTATGCGAGAAGCGTATATAGAGAAGAAAAAATTATACGCATAGTTGAGCCAAATAATGCTATGACTGAAGTTGCCATGAATCAAATTCAATATGATGATTTAGGCAGAGAAATAAGCAAGTTCAACGACATAAGTCAAGGTAAGTATGATGTTATCATTCTTTCTGGCTCTATGCTTCCCTCTAACAGATATGCTCAAATGGAGTATTACATGGAGCTATACAGAAACGGTCTTATTGATCAAGTAGAGGTATTAAAAAGAAGTGAGGTTGTTGATGCCGAGGGTGTTCTTGAGCGATCTGGATTTATTTCTCAATTACAACAACAAATTCAAATGTTACAACAAGAAGTTAAAAAATTACGTGGAGATCTTCAGACTGCAGAAAGAGAAGAAATCCATGCTAAAAAACGTCTTGAGGTACAAAAGTTTTCTTCTAATCTTGATTCTATCAAGAATAGAGCTGATGCGTCTCGTGCAATACAAGAGATGCAAATGAAACAAGAGATTTCTCAACTTACAGCTATACCAAATCCTATGCAGGGTTCCGGTATTATAGCTGAGGAATAGTAAATATTAATTTAATTTTTTCTTATGGAAAATGTTCAATCACCATCTGATGCTGCAAGTACGCAGGGATTTATGGGGATGTTTAATGCATCTGCAGAAGAGTCTGGCGTATCGACAATTGGAAACGGTGTTCAAGACAGTCTGCCTGAAGCTGAGTCTGTAGCAAAATCTGAAGAGGTTCCTGCAAAAGAATTGGATCAAGGTGGAAATATCGACAGTGGTCAAGTTGAAACACTTGAGGCTAAAGATGATCCTCAGAGAATGCAATTTTGGCAATCAAGAGCCGATAAGTATAAATCTGAGTTAGATTCTTTAAAATCTCAAGAGCCTGTACTAAAGTATTTATCTGAAAATCCTGAAAAAGCATCTCAAGTATATGATGTTCTTTTAGACAAGGGTTCCTCAAATAATGTAACTGAAGCACAGCCCGTTAGACCTGAGCGACCACAAAAACCTGCTTCTTATAATGTAGAAGACGCTATTGGAGATCCAACTAGTGACTCTTATAAATATAAGCAAGCAATGGAGGACTTTCAGATGAAACTCATTGAGTATCAGGATGAAGTTTCTTTATATAACGAAAAGAAACAAAGTGCTGAAAGACACCAAATGGTTCAGGCCCAACAACAACAACAAGCGTTACAGTCTGCTATCCAAGAAGCCATGTATGTTCATGGCATGGATAATAAGACGGCGCAAGAGTTTGTTTCTTGGGCACAAAACCCTAATTATGGTATGTCTGATCTTATTCAAGTGTTTAAAGCGCAGAAAGGAGCTAATGTTGCTGCTCAGCGTCAAGCACAGAATATAAACTCACGAGTTCAAGCTGTTGTGCCTCCTTCTGTTAATGGCTCTAATGTAAACATTCAACAACAAGCTGAACCTGAAAAAACCGATGGAGAGGCTTTTTTTGAAGGAATGTTTAATTATGCCAAAGGCAGACGTTAATTAAACTTCAAATACACAAAACAAAGGTGATTCAAAATGGCCGTAAAAGACCTATCGCAATCAGCTGGTGTACTATTTGATGAACGTCGTGATTTCTATCTGCCTGATTCTTATACTAAAGAATTGTGGACAGAAGTTACTCCATTTATTACCATGGTTTCTAACCTAGGTTATGTAAAAGTAACTGATCCAGACTTCAAAATGTTCGAGCACCGTGCTGGTTTTATCCGACAACAAATGACTGTTGATACTGGAGGTGGTGGTACATGGAGTGCCTCTGGAGCTCCTGGAGCTACAACAACTGTAACTATTGCACCTGCATCTAGCTTAGGTTTACCAACTGATGCCGCTGGTTCTTTCCTAGTGGGCATGGTTTTAGAAGGATATGCTTCTAATGGTAACTTCCTTGGTGTTGCTCGTGTACAGTCCGTTTCTACAAACGACTTGGTACTTATTGCTCAAGGTAACCCTCAAGCTGCTAACAATAACTGTGTGGACTTTGCTGACGCTACCACCTTAGAAGTTATTGGTACTGCAATAGGTGAAGGCGAAGTATCTCCTGATGCTTTTGCTGACGAATTAGAAGTAGTGTTTAACTCTACTCAAATCATGCGTACTCCAGTAGAAGTTACTGGTACTCTTCGAGAAGCTGCTTTACGTGGCTACACTGACGAGTTAGCTCGTCTTCGTACTCAAAAATCTTATGAGCACAAGATTCAAAAAGAGCGAACTATGCTTCTTGGTGTACGTGTTGGTGGTACTGGCATGGCTGCTGGAGATAACTTCTCTAGCATTCAGAATAACTCCAACGGTAATAAAATCCGTCAAACGATGGGTGCGCTTTCTACTATACTTAAGTATGGTAGCAGCACTACTACCGATCCTGCGCAGAATATCCATAGCTTTGCTGAAGCAACAGCTGACTTTACAGATATTATGACTGCCAGTGAAAAGATTAGCCAATACCTACCATCTCGTGGTAGATTTCAGTTATTTGCTTCTCGTAAGTGGGTTTCTTTCTTATCTGCTAAGTTCCTTACAAACAATAACACTGCTGGATTCCAAATATTCAACAGTGAGAAAAACCAGTTTGGCTACAACATGAGCCTTCTTGTTACTCCTCATTGTGAATTGGAAATTTATCCAACTCCAGTATTGCGTGATAACTATCAAAACTATGCTCTTGTAATTAATCCAGATGCGATTAGCCTCAAGAAGTATCGTGAGATGCGTTATAGCACAAACATCAAAACTAATAATGGTTATGATGGTGTTAAAGATGAGTTCTTCTCTGATGAAGGACTATGTATGCAGTTACAAGAAACACATCACGTGTTGAAACTAACCTAATAATATGGGGGGCCTCAAAGCCCCCCTATTTTAAATACTATGGCTACATTACAACAAAGAATAGAAGGGTATATCGGAACGGTAACAGAAACAGTTGCTATGGAATCTGCATTACAAGAAGCTATAAATAATCTTGTTCAAGTCCTTCCTGTAGATAAAGCCATGCAGTATACTACTGAAAAAACAGCACAAGCAAGTTCAGGTATAACTATATCGGGTAAAGTTTTTGATGTGACAAATGATAACCAGCCATCAAGGCAGGTTAGTACATCTATGGGCGAAAGAATAAGTAATGCTGGTAACACAACTATTTATAAATCTAGTGCAACATTTCCTGTTCATTGGGTATATGGTGGAAAGGTATATGGGCATCCATCTTCAAGTAATTTATTTGCATATGTTTTAGAGGCGCCGACAGTGGCTTCTACAGACAACAGTATAGCTGGGTTACCTCAAGGAGCGGATGAGCTATCTATATTTTATGCTTGTCAACAAATATTATCTAAAAGATTAAATGAACTTACAGTTACTGGTGTAGGTAATTTTCCTAACTTTGATTATTCAACAGCATTAGAAACATCTTTATCTGACTATATTACATTAGTTCAAGGGTCTGTTTCAAATACTACAGATCAACTTGACTTACAAAAACAATTTTCTGTTATAGCTCAATTAATAGAAAACGAAGAAGATGTAGAGTTAGCTCAAGTTAAAATAGGTCAAGCAAATCAATACTTAGAAGGTTTAAAAACCAAAATTCAATCAGAATCACAAACAGATTCTTCTGAGTTACAATCTGTTGTATCTGAGTTTCAGGCAAAGCTACAAGAATTTCAAGCAAACCAAAGCGATTTGTTGTCACAAATACAATACTTTGGTAACTTATATGCACAAAAACTACAACTCTTAACAGCATCAAATGACGGCGCAGAACTTAATAGAGCTGGTTCTTGATGAATCACCACTTGAAAACGCAAGTATAGCTGAGATATATTTAGACAATGCTCTAAGAGAGTTTTGTGATAGAACAGGTATACTTAGATCAAGAGCAACATTTACAACATCTAATCAAGATTTAAGACCTACCCTCTCTTCTTTTCCAACTGATATTGTAAGAATAAGAAGTATAGATAAAGCAGGTGTAGAGCTTGTTAATACAATAGAAACAAGCTACTTAAAACAAGACAATGGCTTTTATTATGTAGAAACAAATAATCCAATACAATTGTATATGGGTTTTTGGAACGGATCTAATGATGTTGCTTTTGATTCTGGCGAATCATTTAATATGATATATGAAAAATTTGCAAGAAAGCTTGCTACAGACTCTGTAGGTGCTGAAGATTATCAGCAGGAACCTGAAATACCAAGTAGATTTCATGAGTGCCTTGTTCATAGGGCATGTGAAAGGGCGTTTAAATTAAGTCCAGAAATAAGAACTTACCATCACTCTTTATGGAGAGATCAAGTTAGGGAAGGCAGAAAGTTTGCTAATATTAATCATACAGATGCTAAGTATAACGTAAAAATATACGATCTGTAAAAGGGGGCAATGTGGCTAGAAGGCTTAAAGAATTACGTCAATTTGAAAAAGGGATGTATGGTCAAGCTGATGGCACTGATATTCCCGATGATGCTGCTGCTATTTGCATTAATACCGAGCCCGAAGCTCCTTATGGAACTATACGTGGTATAGCTCAAGATTCACTTGTCTTTGACACGGGCAGTACTGGAACTAACATTTCTAATTATGATGACTTTGATGTCATGAAGGTTCTCAAAGATAGATCCGGTACTAACGAGCTTATTGGAGTAGATTTTTCTGATAACACTGTAGGGATCGTGTCTGATTATGATACAACCTCTAGGGAATATGTCGAGCAAACTAGTATTAGTCATAATAATGTTGCTAGCATTGAAACAGTTAATAACCAAGCATTTATTGGTCTTGGCAATACAAGTACTAGTGTACCTAAGTTAGTTACTAAAATCAATAAAGGACAATTTGGAGATACAGCTCCTACTGGCTATCAAATAGAAGACGCATCACTTACACCTCCCAAAGTAATTACAGTTTCTTTTACTGCGGCTGTAAACATATATAATTTAGGAGTCACTGTTGGAACATTAACTTTGGCAGATACTTCTGAACTTCCTGATAAGGGTGTTTTACTTGTTCCTGTTGGTACGCTAAGCGAGTATAATTATATAGGGCTTACTTTTACTAGTAACAACACGATAACAAATACACTTGATATATTATGGCCTGATGATATAGATACTGCAGATAAATACCCATCCAGCGGTAGCCCAACAATCGGTGGCACAGACGCTATTGCATACTACCTAGAGGTAGGACCTGGAGTTGTAGCTTCTGCTGGAACATCAATGAGTGGTGTTTACAATCCTACAAAAACATCATCACAGCATGGAGCCAAGTATGACACAAATGCTTCTGTTCCTAATAATTCTAACGCTGACAACTTTGAAGAAGAAACATTTTACGGTATAGGTGTTAGTTATATATATGATGGATACAAAGAATCTCCTATAACAAGAATACCTGGTGGTCATTATTATTTTGGATTTGGAAACAATCTTGAAAGTTGGGAAGAAATAACATTTAAGTTTTTTATACAAGGATTTACAGACGATACAGTATCAAATACACTTCAAACAGCATCATCTCGTGTTACTTCTATTAAGTTTTACATGAATATTACTGGTTCAGAATATTATGCTTCTGGAACTAATCAAATTAATTCTTTTCGATTAATGGAAGAACTTAACATTACCTCAAGCATAACCGCTGAAAATACACTTGATAGTGTTGGAGATACAATTGGTTATCAATACAATATAACAGCTGGTGGATATGAGGGTGATTTGTATATAGATGAATCTGGGCTTAGCGAGTTTCAAACATCATCTACTGTTCATTATCAAGTTTCTTGTCAGCAGAACTCGCAATTATTTGTAGCTAATGTATACAATCCTAATGCAGCAGACGAAAACTGGACTAATTACATAGTTCGTAGTGTAGAGTTTTCTTATGATACGTTTGATTGGACTAGGGATTATCTTGTAATGCCCAACCCTATAACTGCTATTGTATCGCATTCTGGCAGGGTGTATGCTTTTGACGAGTATAATATGTATCGTATAAACCCAGACCAATTATACATAGAAGATGAGTTTAATGGATTGGGATGTAACTCTAATCAAGCGCTTCAGAGTACAGAATATGCTTTGTTTATTGCTAACAATACAGGTGTGCATATGTATGATGGTAGATCTGTACAGCATATATCTACACCTGTCGATTTTATAGATTCTGCAGATGGCTTTACTACTTTTGGATATAAAGAGTGTGTTAAAAATTATGGCAGTAGTTTTAAACCATTAGTAAGTTTTGACTCAGATAAAATGAGTGTATTAATATTTGGTAACTATGATGCAACAAATAGAAGAATATGGTCATATTGTTTACCAAATAAAGCATGGTTTATACAAGGAGTTACTAATGGTTTTCATTCTATACCTGATATAAAATCAATAACTACATCAGCAAACAATAGCGTGTTAGCTGCATACTCTAACGGTATTTATGAATTAAATAGAAGTTCATCTTTAAAAATATTTAATTGGATTTCTAAAAAATTAAGTATGGGTCAAATTAGTCAACAAAAAAAGTTTAGAAAAGTATCTGTATCAGGAAATAACTTTGCTAATGCAGACGTAGAATATTCTATTGACGGCGCTTCATTTGCAGATATAAGTTTATTAGATTCTTCTGTTACTGCTTCTAATGGTAAAAACATACAAATAAATGCTAAATCAACTTCTAGTCATTTAGATGTTGAAATAGATGATATAAGTATATTGTATAGAGATAGAGTGTTTCCTAAATAACAACTGTAATGGCGACTAGTAAAAACAAAAAAAAGTTACGGGCCCCTAAGGTTTCCGACTCTGAATTATCTAGAGTAATTACAGATATATATGATGAATTAAATAAATTATCTGTCAATCCTTTAGCTTCAGTACCTCAAAGTGTCAGGGTAATAAATAATTCTTCTCAATCAAATGACTATGATTACTGGACTCTAACAGTTGGTGTAAATAGTCAAGATATTAGCAGTAATGATGTTTTAACAGTTACTGCAGGCACAGGAATAAATCTTTCTCTTACTGGCTCTTCTCTTGAAATATCAGCTTCTGGTTCTGGCTCTGGTGATATTACTTCTGTAAATACACAAACAAACTCTGGTCTTAGTGGTGGTGATACATCAGGAGATGTAGATTTATCTTTAGATATAAATAATCTTGCTACAGCCACTACATCTGATTTACAGGATTCTATTGCTATTTTAGATGGTAGTACTACAAAAAAGATTTTGTTAGATAATTTGCCTTTTATAGACGACTACACAGTAACAGAATCAGATGTAACAGCTCACCAAGCGGCTTTAAGTATAACAGAAAGTCAAATATCTGATCTGCAAACGTATCTTACTGCTCATCCTACTATAGGTGGCAATGCTGCTAACCAGAACAATAGTGGTAATTCTTTTATACAAGACCTTACCTTTGATACTAATGGTCACGTTACAGCTGTAGCTTCTGCAACAGCGTCTTTTACAGATACTAATTATTTTTTAAATGGAGCTAACTGGGCTACAGGAACAGGTGTACTAACTTTAAATGTACAAGGCTCTAGCAACGTTACTGTTAATTTAGATGGTCGTTATCTTACTTCTCTTCCTACTCATAATCATGATAATTTATACTACACGGAATCAGAAGTAGATGGGTTTTTGTCAGGTAAAGATAACTATCAGTCCTGGACCATATCTGACAGCGTAGCCCCTACTCCTAATACAGAAGCAATAACGTCAGGATCTACACTTAAATTTGCTGGTTCTGGAGCTACCAATGTTACTTATAGTGCTTCTAACAATACAATGACTATTAGTTCTACAGATACTAATACAGATACTAATAGTTTTGTTAGCGCTGGTAGTTATGACGCTTCTACAAAAGATTTAACACTAACTATTTCGGGTCAAACAGACCCAGTGATAGATTTAACAGATATAGATGCTGATAAATTAGACGGGCAAGATGGGTCTCATTATTTAAACTATAATAACTTAAATAATTTACCATCATTAAACTTTGATAATTACGATCATTGGACTTTAACTGTTGGAACTGATAGTTCCGATATATCATCTAATGATGCAGTAACTCTTGTTGCTGGAACTAATGTAACGCTAAATAAAACTGGAACCAGTGTAACAATAAATAGTTCTCTTCCGTCTGGAGCTATAGACACTATAACTACTAATAGTACTTCAGGTCTAAGCAGTAATGAATCTAGTGGTAATGTAACACTTAATTTAGCCCTAGGTAATCTTACTGCTGCAACAACAACTGATTCATTAGATTCTATTGCAATACTTGAGGGTAGCACTACTAAAAAAATTACACTAGGTAGTGTTCCTATTAGCGCTCTTAATGATGATTCTACTTTCTTAAAAGATGCAGACTTTAGTACTAATGGATTTTTAAAAAGAACTGGGAACGGTGTTTATTCAGTAGATACTAGTACTTATCTTACGTCAGTTTCTTCATCAGATGTTACACAACACATTGTTATAGGAAACCCAGCTCAGGCAAGTGGTGGCGGCGCATTAGCTTTTACTAATGGTGAGTTTATATTTACTCCAGCCGCTATACCTACGGGCTTTATAACAGAAGTAAATACATCTAGTACATCTGGATTATCTGGGGGTGCGACAAGTGGTAGTGTTAACTTATCACTTAGTGCTACGTCATTAACCTTAGAAAATACACTTTCAGGATCAGATGTATTTATTATAGGTCAAGCATCAGCAACAAAAAAAATAAGTGTAGGCGATATAGATTTAAGTCTATTAGATAATAATACTTCAGGATTTATAGATGATTACACGGTAACTGAGTCAGATGTAACTCAACATCAGTCAGCACTCGCTATTGCAGAAAGTCAAATTACTTTTAGTTCTAGTTTTATAGAGGCAAGTGATTTAAGTCTCGTGCAACAAAGTGCCAATGGTGGGGGCTCCCTACAATTAAGCGGTACTACATTTACTTTTAGACCTGCTGCAGTATCATCTTTTATAACATTAAGTGATTTAAGTGTCGGTGGTAATGCACCTGCCTCTGGTAGTGGTGGGTTAGCCTATAACAACACTAATGGCGCATTTACATATACTCCACCTGATTTAAGTAGTTTTTTAACATCATTACCTAGTCATAACCATAACGATTTATATTATACAGAAACAGAAGTAAATTCTCTTCTTAGTAATAAAGATAATTATGATCATTGGACTATAAGTGACGGATCAAACTCTGGAGACATAGACTCTGGAGCTACTCTTACTGTAGCTGCAGGAACAGGCATAACAACAACATATTCTTCAAGTACGCAGACTCTTACTATTGAATCAACACTAGCAGGTGGTGACATTACCGCAGTAAATACTGCTACTGGTTCAGGCTTGTCTGGTGGAGCTTCTACAGGTGCAGCTAATCTTCAGATAAGTATTTTAAATTTAACGGACATGACTGCTGATGTTGTGGGCGGAGATGATGAGCTTATTATTAGAGATGCTAGCGAAACAGGCAACCAAACTCGTAGAAAAGCTATAAGTGAAATTAAACTATCACAGTTTAATAATGATGCTGGATTTGTTACAACTACAGGTAGTAATACTTTTGTAACATCAGCTTCATTTAACACTAGTAATAATGGTGTTCTTACTCTTACTAGAAATGATAGTAATACAGTTACTGTCGATCTAGATGGTAGATATTTGCCTTTAGGAGGCGGCACTCTTACTGGTACATTAACAGTACAAGCAGTAGTAGCACAGTCTAATACTCAACCTAAGTATCAATTAATAGAAACAGATACAACAAACGAAAATAAAGAAATACTAGTCAGTGGTGGTGATTTCTTTGTTCGTAATCTTGATGATAATGGCACAGTTCCTTCAGGCGAGGATATATTAAAAATAAGTCACGAAGGTGTTGTAACCTTATTGGCTCAGGGCACTACAAGTGCTGAGAATCTTAACGCTTTGTTTCAAGATGGTAACGGTGTTTTAAAACGCAGAACACTTGGTTCTAATGCCTTTGATAATACAAGTTACTTACCATTAACAGGTGGTACGCTTACAGGTAGTTTAGAAGTTACTGATGGTAACAGTGCTGTTAGCCTACAAGAGTATAGTAATGGAGCTGCAATATTTTTAGATGGTTCTAATGGTGATTTTACAGGTGGAGATTATTTCCATATAATAGCAGATGGTGTAGGATATTTAGGGTTAGGTGGATATGGTGGTGGTGCTACACCTTTAAATGTTAATTTTATGGGCAATGTGGGTGTTGGCACAAATAGTCCTTCTAAAAAACTAGATGTAAGCGGTGAAATAAGAGCAAGTAGTGGTATTCTATTTGGAACTGATACAGCAGCCGCCAACACTCTTGATGATTACGAAGAAGGAACATTTACACCAACCATTCACGCAGGTGCAAGCAACATTGTGGCTCACTCTAATAACTATGGTAAATACACTAAGATTGGTAATATAGTACACTGTTCAGGCAGATTTCAAACCACATCATTAACACCAGGATCATCAAGCACTAACGTTGAATTAGGCGGTTTGCCATTTACGGCAAGCACACCGCTTAGTTCGGGAACAGGCGCTATTGCAGGAAGTATAGGACTTGCAAGTGGATTCTCTGGAGAAAAACCAACTACTATGCAAATTAGAGACAATGAAACAAATGCTTTTTTATATTACCAAAACTCAAGCCTAGGTTTTAGTAACTTAAAAGGAAATGACTTTAGCAGTGGTGCAAACACTATTGTATTTCAAATAACTTATCATGTAGCATAATTATGTTAGAAAAAACAGAATCATATACGTCTATAGATATAAAAGAACTTGGACAGGTGTCCTTACGAAAAACGACACGAGTAACTGACAATGGAACGGTTATATCTGAAAGCCATCACAGAGAGGTCAGGGTTCCTAACCAAGATATTACAGACCTGCCACAGCACGTGCAGGACACCATTAACGCATATTGGACTCAAGATATTATAGATGCATGGAATAAATTAGAAGAACAAATAAGCCAGCAGTCCGACTAGTTTATTTCATTATTAAGCTTTTTTTTATAAATTAATTTAAAATTAAAAACAAAACATTATGTCAAAAATTAAAACAGTAACTATTGAAAGTGGTTCATCATTTTCTGATTCTGTACTAACAGCAGACAGGCAAAGAAATTTTGAAATATGTTCTTTAGTTCTAGAGGGAACTTACACTAACACATCATTTGATTTACAAGCCAAAGTAGATGGAACATGGTTTGATATATACGATACATTTGGAGCTAAGTTTAATGTACTAGTAGTAGATGGAAAGCATTCTCTTCCAGTTGATGTATTCAAAGATGTAACTGAAATTCGCTTAAAAGGAGCTGGCAATGAAGCAGCTCAAAGAACAGCAAAATTTATAGTGACTGATATATTAGGTTAAATATGAAAAAGCCCTTACTAGGACTTCGGCATCATACTGTTAAAAACATTTTAAATAAAGAAAGACCTGACTTTGGTTTTTCTTTAAGAGATTTAACAGGCAATAACGCTTTGTGTGTACAGGTAAGAAGTACAGACTTAAATAAAACTGCTGATTTCAGGCCTTCTGATATTACAGATGGTAGTTTATATTCTTTTGTTGGTGGAGATTATGATGGATTTGTTACAAGATGGTATAATCAGTTTGATGAAACAGAGTTCTATCAACAAACAAATCATTCTTCTCAACCACAAATAGCTATAGAAGCTGGTGGTGGAGTATTTGCTGACAAGGTGACTACTGATAATCAACCAGACTCTATTCCAAGTATAGACTTCGGAGGTTTTGGGTTTGTTACTAATGGATTTTTAGTTGGAGGAGATTATACTCCAAGTCAAGATTTATTAATTATAACAGTAGTAAAGCCTCAGGCTGTAGATCCTAGCTCTGATGGATTTATATTTGAAAACTTTACATCAGCAGGTAGGGGTTTATTGCAAGATAATTTTAGTTCAGGTACTTACACGTTTATAAATGACACTACAAGTACTACTCCAGATAGATTAAGAGTGGCTGTTCCAAACACTAAACTTACAGTAATAAGTGCAAGAATAAAAGCTGACGCAACTACAATAGCAAATAATCAATATGAAATATATTTAAATGGTGTTTTAGCTGGGTCAGATAATGGTAGACTTCTTAGCTATCAAGCAAGAACTGGAGATACCGTTATTGGTGCAGGCTCTGCAACAGGAAGCGAACCATATAAAGGAAAAATATCTGAAATACTTATTTATCGTGGAAACAACCTAGATAAAACTCAAAAGATTGTAGAAAAAAACATAATGAGTTATTACTCTCGTGATTTTGACAAACTATAATAAAAGACAATGGATAAAGAACATATAAAAATAAGAATAGAAGAATTAAGTATAGAGCAAAGAGCTCTTAAAATAAAACTTGATGAAGTAACTTATTGTATTCAAGGATATAAAAATGCACTTATTAATACTGAAACAGAAAAAAAAGAAGAGGTAGAAAATGAAGTATAGTAAAAAATCAATGAAGTCAGGAATGAAAAAGAAAAAGTCTCCAATGAAAACAATGAAAAAGAAAACAGGAATGGGCTCTAAAAAGAGCAAAGGAATGATGCGAAAGTACTAAGATGGCTAGTAAAAAAGACCCACGTTTAGCAAGGGCAGGTGTTTCTGGTTATAACAAACCTAAAAGAACACCAAGTCACCCAACTAAATCACACGTAGTTGTAGCAAAAGTAGGTGATAAAATAAAGACTATACGTTTTGGTCAACAAGGGGTAACTGGGGCAGGTAAAAACCCTAAATCTAAAAAGGATAAAGCTAGACGTAAGAGTTATTATGCAAGACATAATGCACAAGATTCTAGTCCTAGTAAGTTATCAGCTCGTTATTGGTCACATAAAACTAAATGGTAATATTATGCCTTATAAAAAGTATAGTCCAAAGCAAAAAAAATTAGCAAGCGTAGCTCCCCCTAGAAATAAAATTACTGGTGCTGATTTTAAAAAATTAAAAAAGCGTAAAAAAAGAAAGAAGTCCTAATGGCTAGAAAATTTGCTAAAGTTCCTAAAACTAAAGGCGGTGTACCTAAAAAGTATGTCGCTGGTGCTAAGAATAAAAAGTCTAGAGAAGAAGAAATAAAAAAGACAGCTAGTCTTTATAGAAAAGGCAAATTAACTAAAGCTATGATGGATAAGATTTCAAAACAAAGGAGTAAAAGTGGCAAAAAAAAGTACACCAAAAAGAAAAAGTAGTGCAGAAACTACTTTAAAAAACTACTCTAAACAATACAATGTCCCTGTTAGCATATTAAGACAGGTTGTTAAAAGAGGAAAAGGAGCTTACTTTTCATCTGGTTCTAGACCAGGGCAAACACCTACATCTTGGGGTTTAGCAAGGGCAAAATCCTTTGCTAGTGGTTCTGGTGGTGCTAGAAAAGCTGATGCTGATTTGTGGAAAAAAGTCAAAGCAAGAAGAAAGTAGTATTTATTTGCTACTTATATTATATTTGATTATAACTAAAGAAAAACATTATGCATAACGGTTACCCCCATTCTAATCAATATGGTCAAGGATATCAAGCAGCAAGTAATCCTAACACAGGAAACATAGGCAAGGTCGGAGGATCTTTAGCTAAAGTTGGTGGAGCAATAGGTGCTTTAGGTGGTTTAGGAAAAGTAGGTGCTTTTTTAGCCAACCCCTTGGTTGGCGCAGGAATAGGTTTATTAGGTGGTCTTATAGGAACTAGAAGGGCGTCAAGAGCAGAAACATCTGCTATGCCATCTGGTATGCAACAATTAGTTTCTCAGTTACAAGAACCTGATATAGAAGAGTTCAGAGAAATAGCTAGAGAAGCAGCTCCTTCTTTTACTGATTTATCTAGATTAGCACGGGCTACAGGAGGTAGTCAATCTGCCGCTAGTGCACAAGCAATGAGTGGTCAAACTAGAGCTATGGATGCAGCTTTAAGAGCATACGGTCAAAGTCAACGAGCTAATCAAGGATTACTTGCTAATATTTATGGTCAACAATTTGGAGCAATGCAACAAGACAGAACATTTAGAAGACAAACAGACGTAGATATATTTAGCAATATAGCTAATCTTGGAGCAGGTTTGCTTGGTCAGCGTTATGGAGCTGAAATACAAGGAAGACAAAATCAAAATTTGTTTAACATGTTTAAAGAGTATCAAGATATGTATAATCAAAGATTAGGTAACTCATAATGGCTATTAGTTTCGGTGAAGTATTTTTAAGAGAAATGGGTTCAGCTCAAGATAGAGCTTCCAATATGGCTCAATTGCAATTACAAGCAAATAGATTTGCTGCTCAACAAGCACTTGCCGAAGCTCAATTTGAAGTACAAAAAGCAGATTCTGCATCGATTAGATCATTTAG